CAGTCGTTCATCGGTCATGGTGCTCACTCCTTAGTTTCAGCGAGTTGAATTTTCTTTATCCCACTTGGCATACTGCTTGAGGTAGCGTTGCCTTGCGGTAGGATCGTCCCAGACGCCAGCATCAATCATTGCTTGCTTCCGTTCTGGTGACACGTATACTTCATTGCGAGTGCTGCGGGGGGCATGCTCACGGCTGGAGCCAAGGGGTGGACCCCTTTTGCCTGACCGTTGCGAGTTGTCATCATTCAATGCCTCCACTCGTTTATCCAATTCCCGCCAATACTCTAATGTGTTGGGATTATATCCTTCGTTCGCCATGCCTTGGTCAATTTTCAAAACTTTGTCTGACTTTTCATCACCAGAGTTTGGCTTATACCAAGAATTCATTTTCATCCAGTCCTGTGCCAACTGAGTGGCTAAGGCCTGTGGCTGAGTGTTTTGAGATGGCTGAGTGGTTGGATTTTTGAAGTTGTTTTTGGCATGTTCGAGTTGGCGAAGCTTGTCTTTTGTCTCATCTCGAATACGCATTGCCTTGGCAACATCGTCGCCATTGCCTGCCTCCACCGCTCTTGCAATGATGTGCTCAACCGCCTTTGCCTCCTCTTGCACCTGCTTCAACTGCTGATCCAATGAAAGGTATTCAGAAGTTGCGCTCTTGTGCTCAATGCTTTGCATCCGGCGCATGAGTTCTTCATTTTGCTGTTTCAGGTATTGGAGTTCTGCCTTGTCCCGCTCAATGGCAAGCTTGCGCCTTTGGGCACGGTCAGCTTTCTCCTCACGCCTGCGCCTACGCAGGTCTTCCCTATCTTCATTGTCAGGTGCTAGGCGACGATCTTCTTCATCATCGTCTACCTCTGGCTTCTCATCAACCGGAATTAACTCTTGTTCCTTTGTCTTCGATGACTCTTCCTGCTCATCCAATTCATCATCGTCAATCTCTTCTAACACATCGTCTTGTGCTTTTTTGTTCATTTCAAGCTCCTTTCAGCTTTTAGATAAATGCACGGATTTGCATAGGATCACCTGTGATCTTGCCAATGATGTCGAGGTCGTTGTAAATGACAAACTCAATCTCTTCACCATCTTTTTTCACAGTCCAGCGGTCACCACCATACTTTGGTGTGCGGACAAAATCACCTGGCTTACACCAAGCGCCTTCAGGCCACATGTCCATTGTGTTGCGGTTCTTAAAAGCCAATGGACCTACAAGCGCAACTTTAGACACCTGAGTGTTGCTGGCTTCGGTCTTACGAGCTTCTTCTGGGATGTAGATTCCGCCACTGGTTTGCGACTTAGCACGGCGAACCTGCACCATGACTCGTGAACCAAATGGGATAATGCCTGGGTCCACTTCTGGAAAAGCATCTTCTAAAGAATCATATGACATTGACAAAGGTAGTTCAAGTAGCATTCGCTTCTCCGATTGCTGGGTTAAAAATCACGCTCATCCTGATCCTTCAGGACTTGCTCCACTTTTGAGAGGGCAGCTTCCAGGCCTTGGTAATAGCCAATCGACTTCCCATACTCAAACTCTATACTCTTGTCCGGCCCAGGTGGAACTTTCAGGGCGCGATGAGCAACACTGTTCTGCTCCTCTTTCAGCAGACCGATGAGCTTTGCAAACATCTATCAACCACCGCTTGTCGCGCGTTTGGCTGGCATGCCTGCTTGGCTCTTCGTCATCTTGGGAAACTGTTTTGCTTCGCCTGTGGGCTTAGCGGGTGTGGGTGCTGGGTCTTTGCCAGAACCTGCCACGGTTGTTGGGTAGCTTTTACCCATTGCCATTTGCTTGTGTAAATTCATTGCTTCCATGTTAACTCCTTAAGGGTTGGGGTTGATGCCTGTGCCAGTTGAGTAGCCAATCTTCTCACCACTCTGAACTTCAAGCGCTGCCAATTGCTTGGCTGTTTGATTGTCTTCTGCATTTGTGAAGATGCGGGTCTGGTTGTCGACGTTGTTTCGTTCGTCTTCTGCCTGTTGGCGCATCTGTTCGCGTGCCATGTCCGACTGTTGACGCTGTTGCTCGATAGCAAGCAACACGTTGCGCTCTTCTTGCTTGTCCGCAAGTTCTGCTTGTTTGGCTGCCATTGCCGCCTGATCTGCTGCTTGTTTGCGTGCCACTTCCTGTTTGGCAACTTCTGCCTTGGGATCGTCCATGTTGGGTGGTGCCATGGATTGCAGAACTTGTACTGCCTGTTCGATGATGGGTGGCAACGCCTCGAGTGATTGGTTGACTTCTTTTACCACTGACTGGCTTGCTGCTGCCATGACTTGGTCGAAAGCTTTCTTCTCCTCTGTACTTGCCTTGACCAGCAGCTTCTCAATGGGTTGACCAGCAGCCTCTGACGCCACATCAACCATGCGGCTGACATACCACAAGACCATGTGCTCACGCAAATGCTCAAGTAAGATAGGAATGGCTGTGGGTGCTGCTATTCTGCTTGCCCCAAGCACAGGGCTGGTCAAAAAGTCAAGGTGCACTTGGATGTGGGCAAGGTGATCTTGTTCTGGGAATGCCGCAACTGGTCTGCTCATACTAGCTGCCACATTCTCATTGACTGCGTTCATTTCTTTTACTTCTGGTTGAGGCATCAACAAGGATTCCCCATCTGGCACTTTGAGTTGCTTCAGCAACATCTTCTCAACCTCACGCGCGTTGTACAGGCCTGGGTGGGTATCTGAACGCTGGACAATGGTTTGAACTTGAGCAAAGCGCTGGGTGTCGCTGTAGATGTTGGGATCGGACACAGGCACCACATTCATTGGGCCTTCAAAGTCCTTGCGGTAAGCAAGCACCTCACCTGCGTCATCATAGATTTCTTGCTCATCCATGTAGAAGCGGTTGATGCGGTACAGGACCTGCAACAGGCGACCCATCGCGTCATGCACTCGCATGTGGATGGCTGAGAACACAGTCATGCCCTGTTCCATGCGCGCAAGTGTAGTGCCGACAGGAGTGTTGGCGTTGCTGTCCGCTAAGTCCTCAAACGTCGTTCTGACTACGCCTTTGCCTGCATCAATCAAAAAGCCCATCAACTGAAATAGAACCGCTGAGGGTGGGTTGAAGGGCATAGGCATCATCACCTTGCGAATGTCATCCTGCCCAAACGACCCCTCTATCTCATGCACCTCAGTTGGGTCGATGCGGTCTGTCTGTCCACCTGAGCCGCCTTTGAGTTTGAGGAGGCCTGGGAAGTTGCTAATGTGTGCTGAATCAAGTAAGGCGCGCAAGGCGCCAGTGGCTGCTGCTGACAATCCACCAATCATGTGAGTCAGGCCAATGGGGTAAGCACCTCGCCATGGAACAAAGGGGAACTCAATGATATGCACCAACTCATTCATCAACTCATCTTCTTCTTCCCAATTGCGGTAAACAGACAGCACCTTTTGCGTGCTCTTATCTACTGAGATGACGTACGGGGCTGGACCATCTGTGTCGTCTTCCACATCGTAGTAAACAGCAATCTCAAAAATGGTACGCAGGCCATCGGTGTTGTAGCCATCTGACTTGCGACCTTCGATCTTGTCATTAGCTGTTTCTGCCTTGGATACCTCGGGTGTATGCGGTGTGGGTGTCAGCTCTACATCCCGGTACATGCCTGACTTCACCCGTTGGTCATATTCCAACTTGGTGATGTACTGCACATGGGTTTTGCGTTCTGCTGTGTAGAAGTTGGTAGCGGCGAAAGGCAGCAAGATGTCGTCAGATGAGACGAACATGGGCAATGGGCGCTTGCGTTTGGCATCCCAAGTCAGTTTGAGATACTGCACACCAGACAATGGCATTTGGGTAGACATCTGCTCAAGCTCTGCCCTAAACTCTGGCATCTGTTTGGTCATTTGCCAGTTGAGGAACTTGGTGATGCGTTCTGACTTCTTGTACTTGTCCTTGGTCATGCTGCCAATGATGTCTTGGCGAGCGGGGCCTGTGGGTGGGAAGATTTCTTTCATCACCCGAGCGGAAAAGTCAACACATGCCTCAGTCAACATGGGATGCACTACTTTGGATGCGCCGGTGAAGGACGCGCCGCCTGGGGCGTCATCGCCTAGACCTGTACGCTTAATGCCTTCCTCATACTGCTCATCACGACGCTTCCGCGCCTCTTTATCCTTCTCAACCAACTCACAAAGGTCTGAACCCATGAGGGCTAGTTCACCTTCTGGCATGTCCTCAGCAAGGTTGGCATAAAACTCTGACTCACTAGGCAACGCTGTCTGGCTAATCTTAACCATTGCACCGCCATCCTCTGTATCCTTCACATCTTCATCGTCACGCTCAACGGGCATCATCTCACCCAGTTGGTCTTCCATTGTGTCGTCTGTATCAGCCATGTGCTGTGTCCTTTATGCGGCGTATGGGTTATGGCGGGCGATCACTGGCTTGCGAGGTCTAGCTTCTTGGACAGGCAAGGTGACAGCCATTTGATTGCGGTCAGCAAGTAGGCGAAGGGCTTGAGTAGTAGCGTCAACAAAGTCATCATGCTTGATTGAACCTTCACCATGGAAACTGCAAACCTGAGTGATTAGGGGATCGGCCCAGGAGCGTGGCATGCCAGGACGCTTTTCCGATTCCACTACCCAGACATGTCCATGAGCAAAGAGGTGAGATACGGCATGCAGTCGCTGAAGTTTGTCTGCCCTGCCTGGATTATAAGGGTATGCCAAGATATCTTCACGCGCAAGCATCTGTCTCAAAGAAATCCCTGACCCTTTGTCCTCAATCACCAGCAGGTCAACTGACTTGCCACCTAAGAGTGAGTGCTTAGGACCAACCAGTGGTTGAATCATTGGCCTGGAATCCTCATCTCCGTATTTGACTTTGTACTCTTTCTTCACCCGTTCAATAAGGTCTGGCAACCCCAAATGATCTTGCCAGCAGTCAAGTAACAGGAAGTGTGGTCGCTTTTCATGCCTGAACAATCCCCAGACACTGCATGCCGTTGGGTCTGAGTCATGTGTCTTTCGGTCTGTTGTCTTCTCCGTAAACGCTGTGTCCAACGACATGACTATGTACTCGAAGCCTGGCAATGGCTTGTCTGCAGGCCACAACTTGAACTGGCTTCTCTTCACTATGCCTGACTCTTCTGGATCTATGACCTCAGCATAAATTTCTTGTCTTCCCAACTGCGTGCCTTCATACTGCGACAGCTGATCTATGAATGACTTTGCCAAGTTGGCTTTGTTCTCATAGGTTGATCCGCGAGTCACATAGACAGAGCCTTTCTTCTTCTCTCCATCCTTTATCAACTTCCTCACCAACTCAATAGGCCGCGGTGTGGTAGTCACAACCACCTGTGGGTGTTCGCCCAGGCGCAATCCAAACTTCATCATGTCCCAGGTCTCATCTGGGTATTGCCATGCTGCCAACTCATCGCACCACACTCGATGATGCTGCGGTCCACGAAGTCGATCTGGTTCCTGTGCTGAGAAACCTTTGATGACTGCACCATTCTCTAAGATGATTTCCGATATCGTTCGGTTGTATGATCTGATGATTGTCTCAGGAAGCACAGACAACATGCCTGACTCACCTTCAATGCATGTGTCTCGAATATCACCAGAAGTTGGTGCAATGATGGAACAACGGGCACCTGGGTTTTGTGTTGCATACCAAGCCGTGTCCTCCGCTCCTGTCCTTGTCTTCCCAAACCCTCGACCTGCCAAAATCAACCAGACATCCCAATCACCGGGAGGTGTTCGTTGGTTGTCTCTTGCTGTGGCTAGCCATCTCATCCTCCATGCCAACAAAGTCAGATCAAACACCGACAACTCAGCAAGTGAGCTGTCCAAGTTGTTTGGATCAATGGCTACTGTCACTTGCCGCTCAGCTTGCTCATTGCTTGTGAGATTTCATCTATCAACTTCAGACGAACCTCAATTGGATTGCCATCAGCACCTGTGACTTCAATGGATCGGCGCTTGGAGTGCCCATATTGGACAACCTCTTTCAGCGCATCTTTTCTAACAGCAACAGGAAGGTTCTTGTCAAATGCTATCTCAGCAAGTTCACTCAATGGATCACCAAACTTATCAATGATGGATTCCCATGTGTCTTGCTGTGTTTTGCGCTTGGATGTGCGTGCAGCTGGGATGCCAGGAGCAGGAGCAGATAGTAGAGAAGCAGCTGGCTTCAAGTCAGGTGGCATTTTATCCATACGACAAAAGGTGTGAAGTTAATTTCGTGCCATTATAACTACAACTTCAAACAAATTGCTACCACCTTGTACACGTACGTGAAGCAATCCATAAATATTTTTACATCACCATAAGAAAAAGCGTTGCAGCTAAGCCATTGTTAGCAATCAGTAACATATTAGTACTTATTAGCATTTATTAGTACTGCTATCAACAAATTGTCTTTGTATCCGTGCATATTATTAGCATATTAGCATTTTAAACTTTTTTCTGAAAAAAAAATAATTGGTGTTCTCTTTCTTCACGTGTACAAACCAGCAAAAAACTTTCCCCATTCAACACTAACTGCTTGATTTATATGAAACGGCATCAAACTTATTGCAAAGGCCAAGCATAAATTCCTTCAACTCAACCTCCCAATTCACCATCTCAATCATGGAATATTGATTGATTTCGTCTGCAAAATTGCCAGGAATTGCAAAAAAACGGGCATCCAACTGCACTAAAACCCAACTTTTGCCGCCATTTTTGGTCTGATTGAAGTGCCAATTGACCTGTTCCTGTGTCAACCCACGCTGACTTTTGAACACCACCGTTTCCTTTTTGGCGGGTATCTTCCCATGCTTCAGCTCTATCCAACCCTCATTTCCTTTTACACAAAAATTCGCATCAGGCATCCCATCGACCACCCCGTTCTCCACCCTCTCCCATCTTCCTGGCAAACTTTGTCCTCGGACGATATCCTTCAAACGGTTCCACAATAACTTTTCTGACATCTGCCTTTTCCTTATTCATTGCAATGAGAATAGCACCTAGGCACACCCAAAAGGCAACCCCTGACACCATGAGTACAAAGATCAACACCGATGCCATTGCCTCCACTAGTGTCATGTGTTCTTCTCCTTGAGTTTGGCTTCTATGTAGTCAATGACTGCCTCAATGCCGTCAGGTGCGTCTTGCATATATTTAGCCGTTAGTCTGTCTTCTTTTGCCAGCCCTACCCATGTGCTCTGTGATGTGGTGTAGTTCTGCCCACAGTTGTGGCATTGCACAACGCCGTTAAGGGGATTCCATTTGACTGCACTTGCATTTGTGTAACCGCAACAAGGCAACGCCACAGGCTCTTGCTCTGGCTGTGTTTCAAATTCAGCCATCACCTTATGTGTAGCACGAACCACTGCGTCTTCAAAGGTTGCCTTCATGTCACGCTTAATTGATGCCAATTTGTTCTCAGCAAGTGCATCCCAATCTTGCTCTGTGCGCTGTGCCATTGCATTGACTGCTTTGTCTACACTAGATTGCATTTGCTTTTGCATTCCATCAATAAACCCCCGTTCATAGTCTTCTGTGCTCATTCCTGCCCCTCCATGCACTGATGCTCATCTGCCGCTGACTTGGTTGTGAAGATCAAATGGCATTTGGTGCATCTGTACAGCAGCCCCTCCTCCACCACTGTGCGCTTCGCCCCATGCTGCCCTCTCAACCTGCCAAAGAATGTGCGGATTGCTTCAATCATTTTTTCTAATCTCCACCGCTGAACAAATCACATCTATGACCACCGGCACCCGTTGACCATTGAGCATGGTGTGGCTGTAGATCATGCGTGGGCGCATGTTGCTATTCCTACACTCCTGCACCGCCTCAATTGACGCCGACCTGTCCATCGGATGCACCTCTTTCTGCACTACCATCTCTTGATGGTGTGCGGGCTTGGGTGGTGGCTCACGGTAAACCACAGGGGCGGGGGCCGGTGGTGTGGACGAACATGCGCTCACTAAGGCGCAAAGCACTATAACTGTTCTCATCTTTAATGCCTTTCCATTTGAGAAACACGCAACCCATCAGCGTAACCTCTTGCATATGCCTCATCTACCGCTTGTTGCAACAACGCAATCTGTGTCCGCATGGCTGTCTGCTCATGCAACACCTTGTCTATCTGCGCATCCAACTCATCCATTACCTTTATCATTTCACTCATCTCTTCATCCCCCTAATGTAAATTGCCATACTATTAACTGTGTCGTCGCCAAATGCCTTGAACTTTGCCACCTCCCTAGCTACTTCCTCAATCACTGCATTCCGCAACTGGTTGTAAAATTCTTCTTGCGTCATGACTATCAAATCTGTGTTCTGCTCCATGTCTTCCAACACCGCATACGCCTCATCAATGTAGCCATTGCGCATCAGTTCCTTGGCCTTCATCAGCGCCATGATCTGCCGCTTCCTCATTTGAGTGTGCTCTTGATGTAGTCGCCCGCTAAATCAATCAGACCATACCAATCAATGCCTGCCGCCTCTACCACCTTCTCCCCTGCCTCAAGCAGTTCTGCAATTTCGTTTCCACTCAAATCGTCCAAGTCATACTCAGCGCCGTTGACTAAAAACACATTACTGTCTTCTGTCCGCGGGTCATTGGGATGACCAGTGCATGGTCCCCATGTCGCCTCATCCCCTGGTCCTACTGTAATTCTGCTCATATCTCTTTACTCCTCTTTCTGTGGTTTTGGACAATTCTCTGGCACCTTCACCAGAACGTAAACAGCGGCATACCCACCACCCCTTTTGGTTGGCTGCCTCCACCTATCAATGTAGACATCAGGCATCTGGCGGATGATGCTGGAAAGGACTGCATAGGCTCGCCCTGTCACCCCCTCCAGCTCCCTGATAGTCATCCCATCTTCTGTCTTCCTCAACGCACGCCTAATGGCTTTGATGGTTGCCGGTGAATCTGGATTCATTTCAACAAATCCCAAATCAAGTACACACATCCAAGCATGGCAACTACAACTATCACAATTCCAATGATGTCCAAAATGGCGCCTCCTCATGGTTGTCTGGGTTAAAGGGGACAGGGCGGTTGCCTTTGTCCTTCGGGTTGGGAAACGGTGGAAAAGGCCATGTAGTCATACAGTCACCATCAGCACATGAGTTTCAATACGGTCAACCACTGATGCATCCTTACCACCAATGTGCCACATGTATTTGTCCATGGGTGTCCTTGGCAACTTCCAATCATAAATCGTTGCTACCTGACCATCCCCAAATGTCAGTACCCATTCGCATGTTGTCTTGTCACCACTGCGCTCATAAGGCAACCCAAAGGCCCCAATAAGGTCTTGATAAGTTGTTTCCACATACCCAACAAGGCCTGTGCCATTGCGTTGACCACCGCGTGTAAATTGCATTGACTTTTTCATTTCTTTCTATCCTTTCTGTTGATGTGAGATTTAATTGTATAGCAATTTTTATTTGTCAACAAGTGTTTTTGTTTTTTCCTGTAAAAGTTTTTTCGCTTCTCTTGCGCTCATTCTTACATGCGTCTTTCTATTCTCTTTCTGTGTTTTCCTTTTTTCCTCTGCAGCAGCAAACTTTTGATGTCTTTTATGCGCCTTTTCTGCATCCTTGGGCAGCATGAGTTCTGGGTCTTCCATTCGCAACACAAACTGTCCCTCATCCACATACCGGATGCTTGCGCGTTTGATGAGTTTGCGGAGGAAAGTGGCCTCTACCTCATAGGTTGAAAACCTGTCGAGGCAGTCCTCACTCAAACAATACCTCCGCCTCCATTGCAAATTGTCTTTCGGCGCTGAAAACGCAACCCTTGTCAACCCACCGCATGTAATGCACTTGATTCCAGCCATATCAGTTCACCTCACCCCACGATGGACCAAACTCTGCATCCACCAACAACGGCACCTTCAACCCCTCAATGGATTGAGTCATGATGCGTTCTATTTCCTTTACCTCATCGTCTTTGCCCTCAGGAATGGAGAAGCACAACTCATCATGCACAGTCAGCAGCATGGGAATGTCTTGCAACAGGCCCGATGCGTGCAGTTTGACCATAGCCATTTTGATGAGGTCCGCCGCTGATCCTTGCAACAAACGGTTGAGTGCTTTGTGAGTGAAGGAGCGGCGGATTTTGTTCCCCCACTTGTCTTTGGCGGCCTCATATGGCAACGCCTCAAACTCATCCTTCATACTAGTTGGTTCCCACAACTCAAACCTTGAATACCTACCTGCAAATGTTCTGATGAACCCACGCTGTGACGCCCGTTGGGATGCCAGGTTGTAGATATCTTTGACAAAAGGAAAGGTGCTGTGGTATTGATTGAAGAGTGGTTTGACCTCTGCCAACTCTCGCCCCAAGTTAGCAGCCAGCGCCTTTTCTCCCATCCCATACACCAAACCAAAGTTGATTGACTTGGCGTCCTTCCTCGACACCCCCGCCAACTCACTCACAAATGCATGGAAGTCAGTTTCTGGATTCGTTCTGTATTGGCTTCGAGCCAACTCTGCTGTCTCCCCCGCTCCGTAATGTACGAGCATCCGGTATTCGATCTGACTGTAGTCGAAGGATCCCCATCGAGCATGAAGAACATCAGGAACAAACAGAGAGCGTATAAGCGGACCCAATTCGGGGTCGCGGGCTGGAATATTTTGTAGGTTAGGAGTGCTACTAGAGAAGCGACCAGAAACAGTCCCAGACTCATCAGAGCGAAGTGGATGAAATTGTCCATGAATGCGTCCATTGATATGTGAATTGGTGATGTAAGAGCGGAGGAAGGTGTCGCGTGCTTTGGTGAGTTTGCGGCACTCAGCAATTTCTGGTATGTTCTTCTCCAACCAGTCAGACCTAAATGATGGTGCACCTTTGGCGGTTTTGGGATAAGACAGGTGACGGCTCTTGGCAAGCCGTTCAACATCTTGGGCGGCGTAAATGTTCAACCCACCCAATGACTTTTCAATGTTCTCAATTCGCGCACTAAGACCGTCATCAATTGTTTGCAGCTTGTCCAAGTCAACCCTCACCCCATGCCGTCTCATCTGCAACAACAGGGGGATCAAAGCGCTCTCTAAATTAAACAAGTCAACCAAGTCATCACGTTGCAAGATTTCTTTTTGTGCATTCCAAATGCGGATAGGCAATGAGGCATCAGCTTCTGCATATGGGCCCACAAGCACTGGTGGGCAGCGGTAAATGTTGGCTGCCTGTTTCCTGTCTGCATTACCACCATACGCCCGGCTTGCCCAATCATATAAAGCGCTCTCCAGTTTTGTCTCACCCAGATACTTTTTGGCAAGGGCGTTGAGAGAGTAGCTCTGTGCGTTCTCATCAATGAGGGGCTCAGCCAACTGAACATCACAAATGGGTCCAGCCACATGCACATCCAAGGTGGACAACCAACCCAGGTCATACTGGGAGTTGGCAAAAATGTATTCCCTCTCCTTCACTGCCAGCACATCTTGCAGGAAGTTGATAACCTGTTCCTTATTCTGATTTTCACCCATGGTGTGAGCAATTGGGTAATACCAAGCGGCGTCAATAGTTGCAATGGAGATGCCTGCCACATACCCATGCCCCGTTGCCCACCCAGGACCCAAGTCAATCAATTTGGGGTCATAGGTTTCAGTATCCACACCCAGTTGAAGCACACCATCTAAATTCGGGAATTCTCGCAGTTGCCAGCCCGTGTCCGGTATGGCAGGCATGACGCGATTAGTTTGTGGCTTCACGCCGCCTTTGGCGGGTTTGACGACCTCTATATCTTCCCAGAACAATCCAACTGAATCATGTCTCATTGACGGACCCCCACAATCATCCCCCTCATCCCCTCTGGGCCTGTGAAAGGACTGGGTGCAGGGTAAGTGCTCAGATCCATCTTGGTTGCCTCATTGAGAACCTTGCAGATCATCTCCGCCCTAAACCTCGCCTCTGGCAACTCCATGCCTTCAACCGACGCTTTGTGTTCCCCATCCATTGTGTGTACCCCGTCTGCATTAAACACCACCACTGGGAACTTAGGATCTGGATGGAAGTGAGATATCTTGTCTACTGCATCCCGAAGTTGTCCAGGGATGGCAGGCAGCGCGTTGTAGTCATACTTGGCAAGCATCTTTTCAATATCAGGCCAAGGCAGGCTCATAGGCAACACCCGACACCAAAAGCCATCGTAGATGAAATAGGTGTTCTGATCTTTCTGCACCATGTGCTTGGGATCTTGATTGATGCGCAACAACTCATCCACAGAGGCGGTGGGGAGGGAAAAGGTGTAAGGCGACACGAAAGGCACAGACACCACAACCACATTGTTGGTTGCATACATGTGCGTCTTGTCCACAAGAATGGAGCAGGACCAAGGCCTACTTGCATCTTCTGAAATGAATGGCGCAATGCGTTTGAGTGCTTTAATGAACCCAGGCGCTACAGGTGTTTGCTCAACACCCTCAGGTGGCCCGCCAACCTTTGGGTAGTCAGCATTTGCCATGAGGGGCAGCACAGCTTTAAAGCCCGCTCTTTTGATAGTCAGTTTGTTGTTCTTCTCTGTGATGATTGGTTCCCCGTCACAGGCGTTGACAGCACGCAGAAAGCGGGATGCAGGAACTGTTGCATTGACGCCTTTCAACTTCTCACAAAAAGCATCAATGGCAGTGCACCGCCCATCATTGCCCTGGATGTGTCCATCGTAGATGTGGATGTGGCTGAAGGCAGGAACCAAGGTCTTGTCCGCCACCGTCCCCGCTACCAATTTGATTGTTTCTAGCATCTTATAACTCGAAAAGTGAATCTTGGAACATGTGATTAGGCTCTGGTAAGGAGTTGTGCCAAGACACAAACTCAAGCCCCGACATCAATCGTCGTGCGTTTTGATCGGTCACAATCTGTTCGAGTGTCAGACCGTAACTTGCTGCTCTGTCAATGATTGCTTGTGCTGTGCCTGGGGGCATGTTGCAGATGTGCATTCCCTCATTGTGCCTGTCTGGGCTCTGGTCAGATGTAGCAATAGCAGTCAGGCGGCCGTTGTCGTTGAAGTTGACCCGGCCCATCACAGCAGTGTAAAGCCAAGTGGCAGAGTCAACAGAATACCAAGGCACTTGTTTCAACATGGTGCCCCCAGTTGCTGCTAAGCCATGGCATTTCTTCCCTGGCAACTTCCGGTGTACGTAGTTTGACCAATTGACACGGGTCCATTCAGGCAAGTCGTTTCTTGGTGAGACACAGATGTAGTCAGCCATTGAGGCAACCTCAAACATGCGTTCTTCTGACTCATTCTGATGGAACACCGGCAGCACAATGTCACCAAATTCTTCCTTCAATATTTTGAAGTTCTCATCTGACGTCTTAATTGCCTGCGCTATTTCCTCAGGCCCAGCGGTCACCCCAGGAGAACCTGGAATCACATCCAAGTTGATGAGCCACACCTGCACATGCTTGGGGATGAGCGACATGATGTTTTTGTACACCTTAATCAAGTGCTTCAAATCCACCCGCTTACCCTTTGACCAAGCGGTGAAGGCGCCACTATCCAACATCATTTCTTGAATAGCAGCGCCATCTATCTTGCACAGGTCTGCCCAGATCTTCGCCTCCTTCACATAAGCATCATGGCAGGAGCAGAGGCGATGGGTGAACGCCCTTGCAAGACGTTGCTTCATCTCATCTGAGCCACCGGTGGTGCCGGAGAAGAAAAGTTTGACCTTGGACATCTTTTAGTTACTCCGCATTGTGCCAGTATTCAAAGGTGGGCCAGAAGGGGATGCCACCACGTGGTGTGAACTGACCCTCAACCCTCAAATACTCTGGTTGCAACAAGTCAACCAGTGCCTGAGCAATACGCGTCACGCAGGCTTCGTGAAACTCACCTGTCTGACGGAAAGAACCCAAGAACAATTTCCATGCCTTTGACTCCACACACCATTCGCGGGGCTGATACTCAACCACAATGGTTGCAAAGTCAGGTTGCCCAGTCAGGGGGCAGAGGGATGTGAATTCAGGCGACACAATCTTGATTCGTGTCTCAGCATGTGCGCCTGGATGGGAAACGGTTAGTTTCATTGGGTTGGGGAAGCGTTCAAGCAAAGAAGCATCTGCGCCCTCATACTTGTACCCCGTCTCCTTGCCCAAAGATTGCAAATGGTCAGCTTTTGAGAGCTGAATTGCGCTGTGCGTTGTCATAGGTTCAAAGTCCTTAAAAAGTGGAATATCAATAGGTCCGGGCATCGCCTCAACCCCCTCTTTATGCCAAATCCACAAACAATGGTTACCTTGTTTGTACTTTTTGACATAACCCTGCTCACCTAATGCCCAAAGTGACTTGGACACAAGATCTGGTGACAATTGCAGTTTTGCTGCTATGTCTTGATTGGTTAACCAACCGTGTGGTCCGTGGGATAAAAACCAACGGATGCGATTTATCGACGAACCAGGTCTAACAGTTCTTCTTTGGCGGATCTGTCCCATTCGAAGAGCCCTTTCATTGCTGAGGTTACAGTGGAGGCACCCTGACGCTGGATGCCGCGAGATTCCATGCACATGTGGCGGCACTCAATGATGACACCAACCGCTTTGGGTTGAAGTGCATCTTGAATGGCATTTGCCACTTGACTAGTCAGGCGCTCTTGCACCTGGAGTCGTCGAGCAAACACATCCACCACACGCGAGAGTTTGGAGAGACCGACAATCTTACCATCTGGAATGTAGGCAACATGGGCCACACCAAAGAATGGCGCCAGGTGGTGCTCACAATGGCTGTAGACAGGAATGTCTTTAACCAAAATGATCTGGTTGTAGTCCTCCGCCCCATCCTCAAAAGTTTTGAGTATCTCCGCTGGGTCCTCCTTATACCCACCGGCCCAATGCTGCCATGCCTTGGCAACACGGATAGGTGTCTCAATCAAACCACCCCTGTTTGGGTCTTCCCCAATGACCACCTTCAACAGATCGGCAACAACAGTTAACTTATCAGGCATGACGCATCTCCTTAATTTCGTAGATCAACTGACTGTAGAAGTCTTCGTTCTGCAAATAGTTGTTGGTGCCTGGTAACTGCATCAACCCATCCATCCATGCGCGCACAACCAATGGGTCTGGTAACTCCGCTTCCTCAAACCCCTTGGCCCGCAACACATTGGCATGGTTCATGTCAGCAGGTGGGTACTTGCCGTCATAAGATGTGTGGGTGTAGGCAAGGGCAGCGTAGCCTCCTGCCTCTTTCATCATCCTAATGCTCTCCGCTTTTGTGCTGTCAATCAACGGGGCGATAATGTGCAGGTGAGCAATGCCCAGCGACTCGTTAGCCATTTGCTCGTACGAAAGTCGAAAATCGTCAGTGCAATCGGGGTAGTTCGCGTTGTCAGCTTGGCATATGCCAGTAACAAGGGTGAAGCAATCAGCAACAATGGCACGATTGGCAGCAACGGTAAAGAAGAGTGTATTTCGCATCGGTACGAACGTGAGTTCCACCCGATTGCCGATAATTTTGTCCATGGTTTCGTAGTCATCATATTGCTCCAAAGTTTGTGAAGGATCGGTCAGTGGGGAACGCCCTTTGAGGATGGGACCGAGTTCCACGACCTCATGGGATGCACAGCCAGCGATTCGGGCAACTTTGCGTGCTGCCTCTATCTCCAAACTGTGGCGTTGGTTGTAGTCAAAGGTGACAGCATGCACTTCCTTGTAGTTTTGCTTTGCAAGGAATAAGCAGGTTGTCGAATCTTGTCCGCCAGACAAGATGACCATCGCTTTTTGTTTCAACATATCTTCAGTTTCCTTTTCCTAAGTAAATTGCTGAATTCGCACCGTGTTCTCTCACCTCCGCACTCACCACCCGGCAACGTGGCTCATACCCCGCCTCTCTCAACCACTCATAGGCCAAGCCATAGGCAAACTCTGCAAACTTCTCACACCCAATCTCATCCATCACAATGATATCTGCAATGCCCCTTTTCTGAGCCTCCACATACCAATCCATATTGGGATCATCTTTGGCAACCAATGTCCGGTGGTCAAAGTAGTGCTCAAGCTTTGCGCGCAACTTTTTCAAGCTACCAAAGTCAACCACCCAGTGGTTCTCATCTAGCTCTGTTGCCTCAAACTCAAACTTGATAGACAAGGCGTAGCCATGCAATTTGTTGCAATGACTCTTTGCCCGCCATTGACGGAAACAAGCGCTGAGTCCTATTTCATGCCCGTAGGTCTTTGTGGATCTGAAAGTCACGGTAATCCAATCATTTTGTGAAGTTGTAAAGTTAGGCGGTGCCCGTGGGTCATGCAAAGGGCAGCCGCGTATTCGGTGTTCTCTTTCGTCTTGTCCCAATCAACAGTTTTGTCTTCATGGTACTCCATCATGGGTTGCAACCAGATGGTGCCCTTTTTTGCCCTGTAGATCATCAACTCTTTGTGATCTTGTGTGGACATGTTGGGCAACCCATCTGCCTCACTGCACTCACCCTTTCGCACAATGTACTTCCAGTCAAAGCAGTGACGAACAAAGCCAGAATGCACAGTGCCTGTCTTGGGTGAACAGACAATGGTTGCAAGTCTTGCCTCAACCAAATCCTCCATCCCATCTTGCCACAAAGTGCCCGCTGTCTCAATCTGAATCTTCACATTGTTTGCTGCTACCAACACATTGCAAAGGTCAAGAAGGTTTTGACGGAAGGGCTCACCACCTGTGATGACCACGAGATCGCACTTGTAGGCGGCGCACGCCTGTGCAATTTCCTGCGCTGTCATGTAGGTAGTGGAGCTCTCAAAATCGGTATCACAGAAGTGGCACCGGAGGTTGCAACCACCCAGGCGAACAAAGACCGCTGGCATCCCAGCCAATGGTCCCTCTCCCTGAATGGTGTAGAAGATTTCTTGCACCCAGAAGGTGTCTTTAATCTCCCTTTTCATAATCTTATTCTTCCCGAACATGGATGAATCCTTTTCTTAATAAAACTGAGAGGTGCCGGTTGATGTCTTTCTCCTCCATTCCAAATCCAACCTGCGCATATCTTACCAAATCCTTGTGAGCAATGCCCGAAACACTTGCTGCCTGTATCTTGTCCAACACTATCCTTGAATCGCCGTTACCAGCACGGATAGGTGGACGGGAGAGATAATACCTCATCACCCCCGCCCTTGCCTTACGCCGCTACCAACTGATTGGCAAGGTTGACTGCCAACTCTTTGGTTGTCTGACCATCACCAAACCAAGCACGGTCAATGCGAACATCATCTGTACGACCACGGTGATGATCCACATGCTCAGTCACCGCATTGATGAGGCCCCAAACTGTCTTGCGCGCTGCCTCCAAATCTGAACCCATGCCACGACCTTGGTACAGGTCAAACAAAGCGTCTACAGTCTTGGGGCTAACCACCTCATCACCTTTCTCATTGGTGTAGGTAGAAACGGCGCTGAAGAAATTGTGCGCCTGGTCATTGTCAACCTTTGTCTTGCTCCACACATCCACTGACTTGATAAATGAATCCCATGAGGTAGCAGCCAGACCCAACTGCGCCTTGACCTTGGTCTCGTTGAAGTTGCTTCTGTGATTGATACGGACAATGCGTTGGCCTTTGTTCGCTCCTGTGCCCTCAACTGCAAAGGTCAAAGTGTTGTTGCAAACTACCCGGATGCTTGTGAACATAGCAACAGTTGACATTGAACCGTCACAGGCTGTGCCCAACAACAAGTAACCTTTGATTGTGTCGTCCAACACCTTCGCCTCTTGACCCATATTGGCAAGTGCCCAGTATTTACGACCATCGCGCAGGACACCAGCAGTTTCCATTTGAAAACCTGCACTCTCAGTCAAGTCACGGTAAAACTCCAACACTTCACCGGGCTGAACAACTTTGTAGTTGCGTGAAACCACACCCAGCGCCTTTTGGTTGTCAGAGCGGACCAGCACTTTGCGGTCAGGCACTGTCAAGATGTTACCGTCATTAGTTTCAAACAGAACGTCTTTGCTTTCCAAGCTGAAGTTCATGCCAGCAGCATACTTCCATTCGTCAATTGTCTTGCCAGCTTCCATTTTCTGACCCAGGCCAT